AAAATAAAAGATAAAGAGTTATCAGATTATATTTTAAACGAGCTTTATAACTTTGTAGATAAGTTTGGTAAAGCAAAAGCTAACTCAAAAATTGTAACAAATGCAGCATACAGGGTATTAATGTTTAAGGGCAATAAAAGAAAACTATTAAAAGCATTTTTGTTAGTAGCATCCTCTTACATCACAGCTAACAAAGAACCTTTACCTGATGGCGAGAAAGCATTTACATATTGGTTTGAAAACTCAGTAGTGCCTTTTCATAATGAATTAAAATAAATATGACGTACACAAAAGATATCAAGACACGATTAGAAAAAATCATCAAAGAACACTTAGGTATAGACATAACTGAGAACAATCGTAAACACAAAACAGTAAGGGGTAGGATGATGGCTTATAGAATAATGAGAGAGCAGGAAGTGATTAAAAGACATATCTCACAATCATTTAAGCAAAACCACGCAACTGTCCTCTATCACTTAGATAGGTTTACCTATTACTACAAACAAGATAAAGACTTCAAAGCAGACTTTGATAAGGTTTATAACATATTCTACAATATAAAGGACGAGCCAATAGAGATGATTAAGAAGCGAATAGAGAACCCTTTGTACTCACTTATAGACCAAGTTCCTGAGGAACGCAGAGATGACGTTAAAACACGCTTAGAAGCTATGTTGGTAGGGTTTAATATACAACCGAGAAACCAACAAGCGACTATATACAACGCAAACGCAGTTACAGTAGAATGATAACAAACGAGGACTGTATGGATTTAATGGCAAGGTATGATGATAACTACTTCGACCTTGCTATTGTTGACCCGCCTTATGGTATAGGTATGGGGGGTGGTAAGTTTGGTAACAGTAAAACTGACTTTAAGCAATTTGCAGGTAGCGATGAATGCATACCTGATGCTAACTACTTTAAGGAAATGATGAGGGTAAGCAAAAATTATATTGTTTGGGGTGGTAATTACATGACAGAATTTTTGCCACCAAAACCTTGCTTTATAGTTTGGGATAAAGTGCAGCCCGAACAGTTTACTATGGCTATGGCAGAATTAGCTATTACATCATTTAACAGCCCTGCAAAAATTTTTAAACAAAGAATAGTAGGTGCAAACAAAAATGGTAAAATACACCCTACTCAAAAACCAATTAAGCTATATGAGTGGTTGCTTATGAATTACGCAAAAGAGGGCGATAAGATACTTGACACACATTTAGGTAGTGGCTCAATAGCAATGGCGTGTCATAATTTAGGATATGAGCTTACAGGGTGTGAACTCGACAAAGACTATTACGAAGCTGCCACGAAACGAATAGAACAACATAAACAACAACAAAGACTATTCTAATGATACACATGATACGATATTACAAGCATTGGAAAACAACAACCGATGATCCTAAGATATTAAAGTATTGTGATAAAATGATAGAACACTTTAGTAATGAAGATAGACCTGACCTTAGATACAAACGACTATGATACTATATATGGACTTTAGTGGGTTCTTAACAACAATGGTATTATGTGCTTTCTTTTGGTTTATAGGATACTTAAAAGGATATGAAGATGGAAAAAAATAACTTTATATGTATTGACGATGAATTTACATACACACGCTGTGTGTTTCAATGTAACGACTGCGCACTATACGAAAAACAATTAGATGAAACGAAAAAAGACAAAAGCTGAAATAGATAAGGATATTAAGTTTATTCCTACGCCTGAATGGCAGAATACTTATCAATACCACAGAACAAACAAACGTGCATTATACGTTGATCAAAACAAGAAACGATGAAAACAAAAAAGTGGACTCAAGCACAAAAGATTGAGCAGATAGAAAGAGCTACAACAAAACTCTACTTAATGGTTAATCAATTAGCTAAAGAGGTGCAGGAATTAAAAGAGAAAAAATGACAGTAACATATTTACGAGCTAAAGATATCAACTTTAGAAAAAAAGCAGTTGATATAACTCTATCCTTAGATTCAGACTATTGGGATAATGAAGAGGAAAAGATATACGCAATTAAAAAACTTATTGATTCTGTAATTGAACTTACAGGCGATGAGCGTATATACAGAGAAGTGTTTGAACTTGACTATGAAAATTTATTTGAGAAAATAAAGATAGATGGTAAGTACAAATTTAAGAGTTAAACAAAATCCTAAATAATTACGTTATATAATTGATTAAACAATCTTTTTCAATTATGGATGGTAGAGCTTCAAATGGTGGTGTAAGAAAAGGCGCAGGTAGAAAGCCCAAAGCAGACGAAGCTAAATTAGTAGAACGCTTAGATGCGATTATAGATAGTGATACAGCTCTTGCTAAGTTAGGGGAACTCGTATCTAAAGGCGATATGAGAGCAATACAATTATATCTAAGTTACCGATATGGTAAGCCAAAAGAGAGTATGGATATCAACTCATCTGAGGGGCTAAATATAAACTTTAAGGACTTAATTAAGTTTGTCGATTAACATACATAAAAAATACCTACCAATATCAACAGACGATAGTAGATACTTTGTTGTTACAGGTGGTAGGGGTTCGGGTAAGTCTTTCTCAATAAATGCTTTGCTTGTTATACTTACCTATGAGCGAGGGCATACAATCCTATTTACACGATACACTTTAACATCTGCACGTATATCTATCATACCTGAGTTTATAGAAAAGTTAGAACTTATGGATTGTATTGCAGACTTCCACGTAACAAAGGATGAGATAATAAATAGAAAGTCAGGGAGCAAGATAATCTTTAGGGGTATCAAGACAAGCTCAGGAGATCAGACAGCAAGTCTTAAATCACTCACAGGTATAACGACTTGGGTGGTAGATGAAGCAGAGGAACTAACAGACGAACAGAAGTTTGATACTATTGACTTATCTGTAAGACAGCAAGGGAATCAAAACAGAGTTATCCTTATACTCAACCCAACAACCAAAGAGCATTTTGTCTATACAAGATTCTTTGAGGATAAGGGTGTACAGGAAGGTAGCAATACGAATAAAGAAAACACCACCTACATTCACACCACTTACTTAGACAACTTAAACAATCTATCTAAAAGCTACATAGAGCAGATAGAACAAATGAAACAGCGCAGACCTGAAAAGTACAAACAGCAAATGCTTGGCTCGTGGATGGCTAAAGCTGAGGGTGTGATATTTGATAATTGGACTATTGGAGAGTTTAAAAAGAGAGGTGTAAGCGTATGGGGTCAAGACGTAGGATTTGCAGCAGACCCCTCAACACTCGTAGAAACAAACATTGATACAGATAACAAAATAATCTATTTAAGGGAATGTTTTTACCTGCCACGCCTTACAACCTCACAGATAGCACAACTCAATCTTAAACACGCTAAGGATGGGCTTATTGTAGTTGATAGTGCAGAGCCAAGACTAATACACGAACTCAAAGCAAAGGGGTGTAGTGTAAAGCCATCAATCAAAGGACAGGGAAGTGTTACCTATGGTATCTCACTATTACAAGACTACGACCTTGTGGTAAGCCCTGATAGTACAAACCTCATTAAAGAGCTTAACAATTACAGATGGCTTGAACGTAAGTCTAACACACCAATAGATGCTTACAATCACTTAATTGATGCAATCCGTTATAGTGTAGGATACCAACTGCAAAACCCAAACAGAGGTCAATACGCAATTCGATAAAATCATTTTTTTTTACGTTATATAGATAAGCAACAAGTTATGAAAGTAGATATAGAAATCCCTGAATCACTTAACGAGATAACCTTAGACCAATATCAGAGATATCTAAAGATACAAGATAACAACGAGGACGAGAAGTTTTTAGCTGTTAAGATGATTGAGATATTTTGTGGGATTCGTGGGGATCACGTCTTGCTTATGAGGGCTACTGATATTAACAGCATAGTGCAGATATTAACTGAGATGCTAAACGATACACCTAAGCTGCAAACCATGTTCAAGATGAAAGGTACGCAGTATGGGTTTATACCTAAGTTAGACGATATGAGCTTTGGCGAATACATAGACTTAGATACGTTTATAGGCGATTGGAATAATATGCATAGGGCTATGAATGTTCTATACAGACCAATCACGAATCAATATGGCGATAAGTACAACGTAGAGGATTATAGCGTAGATAACGCAGAGCAGATGAAAGATATGCCTATGAGTGCAGTATTAGGT